CATAGCAAGGCCCATTGCATCTCTGTGGAACAAAGCGCCCTTATAATCGCCTGTTGTACCTGTGTTAGAAATGTTTGAAGATTCATAAACAGGAACTCCAGCAACTCTGCCAACAAATCCTGTGTTCATTGCTTCGTTAGCAACATCACTTGGATTAGGGTTAGCAAAGGTATTTGTTAAAGCACCTTTTAAGTCATAAGCAATATATGGGTGAACCACACAAGCCAAATCCTGTGTAGGAACACCTAAATTCCTTAATTCAGCAGTCGCTTCGAATAGTTTAGCCGCAGAAAAGGCAACATCTGCCCCACCCACGATTTTACTAAAGCCATCAAATAATGCGATTAAATCAACATCAATTTTTTTAGCAATTGCTTCACCGAATAATTTACCAATATCTGCGGCCACATTTCTTGAAGCGGCATTTCTGCCTAAATCAGTTAATGTAGTCATAATTCCAATTTCTGAAGCTGTTATAGTAACAGAAGATGGATTAATTGCAGTATTGGATAAATCAGTTGCTTCATTCACACCAGCGGCACTCACGACAGCATAAATTGGAACCTCAACGCTGAGACCTTGCCCAACAATTTGATAATTTTTTACCAACCCACGCATAAGTGATTTTTCACTAGCGACAAATAAAGCTTCGGCTATGATTTCCGTATACAGTTCACTTATCGTCGAACTGGTTGTTTCATTAGCCATAATTTACTCCTTTAAGCTATTTGTTTAAATTAATCACAGATGGTTTTGAATCCCTTTGCTTTCTATATTCAGCATAGGCTTTCTTGTCATCTGGATTACTCATATCTATATCCGCTAAGTTAAAAGGTTTTTGCGTATTGCCTCCGACCTTTCCAACACTCCCTGTTCCGCTTGGTGTCGGACTTTGAAAATGTGGGTTAGTATCAAGGAACTCTTTGACCAATTCATTTATGGTTAAAGGGTCACCTTGCTTGTTGTATCTCTGGACTCCCTTGTCATCGTGAACTTCAACAGAACCATTTTCCCCCAACTTTAAATTGCTTCTTAATAAAGAAACAACTTGTGCTGGTTTGTTAGCACCATTTGAAGAAGCACTCGACATCAGTTGCCCTTCAATCAACTGTTTGTTCAAAGTAGATTGCAAATTTGAAATCTCTTTGTCCTTGGTGTCAACAGTATCTTTCAAGATTTTTTCAAATTCGCCTTTTTTCTTCTGGTTTTCAAGTTCAAGTTTCTTTTGTTGATTTTGCCATTTTTCATAACCCTCAACATCAAGCTCTTTGTACTTGTCTTCCCATTTTTTGCGTTCTCTCAAAACCCTCTTTGATACTATATCGTCCAAATCACTCTGGGAAAAACCTTTTGATTCTTCCTTTTGCGTTTCTTCCACTTGTTCCTGATTTACCGATTCAGTTTTCGTTTCTTCCGTTTTTTGCTCGTCAGCCATATTCTCTCCTTAGAGTTTAATCTTTTGCCATTCACGATCAAAAGGTGTCCAGAAGTGCCTACAATTATAACCACCCCTTACGACAAATGCATCGCCACTTGACTTGCCCTTCCAAGTATTGCCATTCCATTTGCTGTAAATCTCTTCTTTGGTTAAAATTTGACCTTTCAAACTTCGACACCAATCTCGAGTATCTACTATGTTGCTTCCGTCATAACGGAAACTGTCAATACCAGCTTCCTCTGCCTTGTGAGCAATGAAAGAGGCATCAAACTGTCTTAAACTATCGTGAACCATTTGTCCAGCATAGCGCCTCAAGTTTTGACCAGTTACATCACTTCCGTATATGGTGTGCAATTTATCAATTGCCTCATCTACTTCCTTTTGAAACTGCGCCTTGTGCCTGTTGAGTTTAATAAAAGCAACGAGTTTTTTTGTATCAGCGACATTGGATTTGATATACACTCCGTTAATTTTCTGTCGCAATTCCAGTATTAATTCGTCTTTTGACCTACCTATTAAAGTTGATTGATAAACGGCATTTGCTATTTCATCTAAATACTGGTTTGCTATGTCCTCGAAACCTTGAAAGGAAAGTTTTTTTAAACTTGCAATGACTGACTTGTCAACTTCGGTCAGCGACTTAAATGCGTCAGGGATTGGCAACTTTCCAAAATAATCAATGACCTCTTTCGCAATTTCATCATAACCTCGTATGGTTGTGTCACTCCAATTCAGAAAGGTTGTTTCCAATGCTGTTTTAAGTCTTGGTCTTAATTCCACCAGTATTCTTGTTTTAACAGTTGTGTCAGCGATTGCATTGGTCGCCTTGACCACTTGTAACTCTAATTGCTCTAAAACCTTGTCAAGTGTTTGCTGGTGGTTTTCTGCCAGTTTTTCTAATATCTTTTCTCTACTCATACTTACGCATACTTACTATCATTATGTTTTTAATTATACAAAATAACTCATTTATGATAAATCTTCATAACTTCTTTTTCTGGGGTTTTTTTTTAGAAGTTCAAACTCATTAGTTGCCCCTAGAGAAATTGGCCTTGTGTTGATCTTGAGGGAGAGTATATGGCGATGCTCTCCCTCTTTTTTTATGTCTATGACTTTTTTAAAGTCTGAAAACCGAGTTTATTTTGCACTAGTTTTCGAACAATTTTCTTATCTTATACAAAAATAATCATAATTAATAGTTGCAATTTTGCGAATAGTGTTTATATTAGTATTATGATTAAGGAGAATAAAACAATGAAAAAAACTGAAAATAAGTCAACACAACATTATAGAAGTTGGACTATTACCATTAACTATAATTCTAAAATTATCAGTTGGTGGAAAAGTGATTTAAAATGGTTGTATGATTCCAATAACGAAGACTATAACTCTGAATTGATAGGTAATTCAATAAATGATTCCAAATTTGTAAATTGGAAAGTCTTTAAGATTATGAAACAAATAGACAAAATCTCAAAAGACCAAGAAGAAAAAACAGCTAAAGAAATGCTGGAAAGATTGGGGTTATAATATGGACAAAGAAACTTTAGATGAAGTTAATATCTTAAAAGCTTCTATTAAAAAATATGAAGATGATTTAAAAAGACCTCCTTTTAAATTTATCTTTGGAAAAGAAGATAGCCACGATATTGCTAAAAGAGTTATTGCTAGAGATAAAAAAGAGTTAGAAAAAATATTAAATGATTGGGGTATTAATAATGAATAAATCAATTTTGACTTATGGTGGACACGGAAAAAATGGATATTCCTTTTTTGAAACTGAAACTTTGTTTGTAGAAAAACATCAGGGTAATGTTAGATTTTTTGAACAAATAAAAAAAGATAATGGTCTTTTAAATGATGGTGTTGTTTATATTGCCACAATAATTAATCAAGAAACTGGAAAACAAGAAGCTTGGACTAATCCAAGATTTAAAGAAATAGCAAGAAAACTTAAACTTTACGATAAGAAAAAAGAAAAATATATTTAATGAACAACTTAACAATGGAGAATAATATGAAAGCTAAAATTGATAAAATAGAAGAAGAACTTTACAAAACATTCTGTGAACTAGAAAAAATTTATAGAACAAGCGGTAATGTTCAAAATTGGATTAGTGCTAGAGATAAACTTGATACAGCAACTCTATTCGTATTAAATTTAAAGCACAAAAAATTTACTAAACAATATGAAAAAGAAAATGGTAAATATGAAAATCCTAAAGAAAATACTCAATGTTTGAAATTTTTCAAAGAAGAATCTAAAAAAAGCGGTGTTGCTGTTGATACTTTAATTAGACAAGCAAACAATGCCTATAAAAATATTGGAGAATGGTAATATTAAGCCACTTCTTCAACTGTTGGACTAACTAATTCTGCTGGTGTAAATTCGCCAATGCGTTCTGCCTGACCTTCTATTTCCTCGTTGATTTTTTCTATTGCTTCGTCATCACTTATGATGGCTTCTGCAATTTGCTTGTCAAGTTCCTTGATGAATGTCGAAGACTTAACTCCACTTGCTTTTGCCATTTGATACATTTGCAAGTCACTCGCCCAATCACGAAGATTGAAACTTTCTGGATAAATTATTTCGCCATCAAAGACCTTGTTCTGCCACATTGCCCAGCATCGCCAAATGTTTTCCTCTGCGTTTTCCAGTAGGTCGGCTTTTTCACTTAACTTGGCATTGAGCAGTTGAAATTCCGTTTGTAAAGCTATGCCACTTGCAATACTTGATTTGGTTGCCCTTACTGTTCCCATATGAGCAATTCTGTCAATGGCATTGACCTTTTCTTGAATGCTACCCATTATGGCTTGTAGGTTTCCACCAGATGGCTGTAACATATAAGGTTTCAAACTTGCGTCTAAATCCTCTGGTATTTCTATGATTGCACCAGCACCAGCACTTGCCTCTACATTGGGAGTTTTCACTAATGATGGGTGGTTGCTTACTCGTATCAGTTGTTCCACTTCTGACAACTCATTATAAATTGCCCTTTGCAAGTCAGCGATGTCCGTTAGGTCGCTGATACCAATGTTCCGTTTTGCACTTCTTTGATTGTAAACACAAACGGCTGGAATTTTATTTATTGGATTTGGGTATTGGTCTATGATTGTTCCCTCTGTATCTGTCTTTCCTAATCTGATTGTCGTAACATCTTCTAAAGTCCATTCCCTGTATACTGTATATTCCTTGTCTGATTCTTCCCTGATTAACAACCTTGACAATTCATACTTGCCATTTGGCAAACGAATAAAATCCCAATTGTAAATGTTCTCTGGTGTTATGATGGAAGCGTAAGGTCTAATTTCCTGTTGCAGTTCATCTGCTCTTGTTTTTGTGTTGGTTGGTGGCTTGTCAATGAGAACCCAGCAATTGCCATACACACTTGCGAACATTTGAACATCTTTCATTACACTATCAAAAGACCTACCATCTAAATCTGCGTCCTTGATAAAAGCCTCTAGTGAGGGGTCTTTTGCTATTGAACCATAATCCCTTGTTGGTGGAACTCGCCAAATAAAACTGCTGTACACTTGCACCACATTACGACAATGGTTGTCCAATGCTGATTGTTCGGTGCGTTTAAAATAATCTTGATCTCTTTCTACAATGTATTTAATGAGGTAATATCCCTCTTTATATTCTCTGCCTCCGTAATAACTTCTGATAAAATATTCCCAAGTGGCAACTTGTGATTGATAGTCAATGTGTGTTTTTTCCAGATATTCTTTTGAGTATGCCATTTAACTCCACCTTGTTTGAGGTTTTGTCGGTGTAAATTGCGTTCTAACTGGGTATAACATTTCAATTGCGTATCCTAATGCGTCATTCATATGATCGTAGCCGTGTTCCTTGTCTGGTTGCGAAGTGCCTTCTTTGTAAATTTGTCTTTCAAGACTTCTTACCACATTTAAACACTTTTTATCAACAAACAATCTTCTTACATCATCTGCTCCTAATAATCTAGAATTAACAGCATTGATTCTATCTCTTATCAGTGGTGCTTGTCTATGAACTTTAACTAAAAAACCAGCATTACGCAATATGCTTAAATCAGTTCTTCCACCAGCAGAAGTTCTTCCAGCCCTTGAACTTGGGTCAGGGTAAATTGTAATCCTGTTATTTCCATAGCGGTTAAAAATTTCATTTACCATTTCATCCGTATTAGAACCATAAATGACAATTTCATCAAAAACATTTATGATGTTATTTTTAATTTGCATACATACGGCACTCATTGGATCAATGTTAAAATCCAAGCCAATATGAATTTGAGAATTTATTTTTGGAATGTCTCTGACATTTTCTCTCCTGTCAAATGCGTAATAAACTGAACCACTATAAGTAACAAAACTTGCCTCATATTCTTGCTTGAAAGTTCTTTCGTCTAAATCTGCTCTTGCTGACTCCACTTCATCAGAAGATACAAAACCACCATCAACAGTTGTGTATTGCCAGGAGTTCCACCCATCATCTCTCGTTTGACCTTTTTTAAAAAGTTCATATGCCCAATTGAACCCCTTTGGAGTACCGCAGAAAACCGCCTTGCCGTTAGTGTCAGAAAGCGTGGGTCTTAAAACCTCATACCACGCCTTGTCCTTGACATCAGCAAATTCATCAATGCACAAGAAATTTAGTCCAACGCCGCGCAATCCATCATAATTATCTGCTCCTTTTAAAGATATTATACTGCCATTTATAAGTTCAGCGGACAGTCTTGTTTCGTTGAGTTTTTTCGCCCAATGTTTTAATCGTAGAATATCCTTTAATTGTGTCCAAACAATTTGTTCAGCTTGTCTATAAGTGGGCGCTACATACCAAACTT